ATTAAGGTCCTCCTCACTGTAATCGCAACATCGCGCAAAATCAATCAAAATGCGCAACGCCGCAAGTAACAATTGTGAGGGCAATTTTTGATCATATTTACCATAATCTCCGCCAATCAATCTGTCCTCACCAAAAGTGTATATGTGCTCGTGTAGCTCATTCCATTCGGGTCCATGGCTATTGATACCAACTGCACACTCTGAAATTTTAGGATAAAACTGCAAAACGCGCAAAATTGGAAGAAAATACTTGCGAACTAAAAAGGTAAGCGCCACTGGGTTACTATAAAATATCCGACATTTCCTTTTGTCAAGAACTTCATCTTTCTTACAAGCTTTCGCAATTGGGTAAGCTCGTTTTCCTTCACGATAACATGCCAATAATCTGTCGATTTCTCCCTGGACAACTGCCTCAGGCTCAACAACCTTTGTATATTCCCCTAAAGGCTCAACATCGACCAAATACTTTTCTTTCTTCCCAACTAAGGGAAAACCCACTGAAGTATTAGTCTTGATCCTGTCAATGAACTTCTTGCCAGGAATACCATTCCAATTTTCAATATCTGTCAATGGTCTAGTGTCATTCCACATCTCATGCTTAAATATGGGTGTTAATTCTGATTTATAATCAGTAATTGCCCAATACAGCAATTCAGGACTAAACATTTGACCAGGAACCGACATATTTGCCAAACATTTCTGCCAAGGCTCCCATTGGGGCGATTCGATAGGTTTGCAAAAGATATTAGGAAAATCCATGACATCCATCACGTGTTCAGAAATGGGCGTGGGTTTAGCTGACGACTTAAAAGTCGAATGCCCAATGCAAGTACCATGCCAAGCAATTTGAGAGCCATGTGGCATAAATCTTACGGGGCTCTTCTTGTGCAAAGCCTTACTGGTCATAATAGGTACACCCATAACATTCTTCTCGAAATTATCAGCCGTGCCCGAGAACATAACACCCTCCAATCCTTTCAAGAAAATGAGGCCTCGTTTGTACTGGTCCAAGGTGAGTGTACCCGCACAGCCCTCATTGGTTTCTGCTTTGCCACCAAGATGCACGCCAAGTATAATTGGCTTGTGTTCAGCAATTGCTGTTGCCCCACACATACCGGCAAACGTTGTCCCAGTATATTTGTGATACTCAAAGCCATAAAAACGGGCTTTACTATGACCTGTCTCTCCAAATTTAGCCAAACCATTTGAAAAGGAAACACTTCCCATCTTGTCTCTGTGAATCATGATAAATTCACATTTGGACAACAAACCATCTGGTAAATATCCTGTCAAATCTCGAAACGATCCACCATTGGGCACATAACACATCGCAATATCAGTGCCAGGCA